AGTAAAGTTTATTCATACCAAGTTAAGTCGCCAAATATTGTATTTTTAATTGCAGTATTTTTTATTGTTCTGGTTGTGGTAGATTATGTTTATAATTACCAATATCCATCTGCTATGTTACTCGTAGATGTGTGGTTATTTGCAAATGCATATTTGATAGCCGCATTTTCTTACTGTTTTTATCAATATAAAAATCGATTAAAAAAGGATGAATAAATTATTATGATTAAAAAAAATGGTGTACCACTTACTATAGACGATTTAAGGGGGTATTAAATGAAAATTGGTAAAATTACTTATTACAACATTATGAAAACAGGTTATGATCTTTTGAGAGAAGACATTGATGTTATTTATGGAACTGACACTAAAGATCAGGTTGAGTCTGTATTCCATATGGCAGGTATTGTAGATACAATTGTTAGACTTGAAAAGCTGTTTGAAGATACAGAGACAGAAAAAGAGGATAATTAAATATGCTTCTAGTTATTTGTGGTAAAATGTGTTCTGGTAAAGACACTATTGTAAAAAGATTAATTAATAAAGGTTTTAAAAAGGTAGTGACATATACTACCAGACCTAAGAGAAGAGGTGAAACTGATGGTGTAGATTATCATTATATTTCTAAGGAAGATTTTGAGGGGAAAATTAAGGATGGATTTTTCTTGGAATATAGAACATATAAAGTAGCTTCTGGTGATACTTGGTATTATGGTAGTGCCAAACAAGATGTACTTAAAGTAAGAGATAATCAGAAAAAAGTTATTATTTTGAGTCCGTCTGGTGTTGATAAGATGTACGAACTTAAACGAGATAATCCCGTTGAATTTAGAGTTGTGTATCTTAAATGTAATAATGATACTATCAGGATACGTGCTAAAAGGCGTGGTGATAAAAAGCAAGAAGTCGCTAGAAGAATTGAGTCAGATGGTATTGATTTTTCTGTCATGGATATCTTTGCTCAGAAAATTATCTGGAATGATGAGGGGACTGAAGTCGGAGATGTTGTGAGAGAAGTTTTAAATTATATTGAGGGGGAATGTTAAATATATGACAGTTGAAGAATGGCTTGGAAAAGATAACATACTTGGGGTTGATATTTTTAAGAATAAATATCAATTTGAGGGAGAGACTTTTGATCATTGGCTTGATAGAGTTAGTGGTGGTGATGATGAAGTAAGACAATTGATAGAAGAAAAGAAATTTCTTTTTGGTGGACGCATTCTTGCCAACAGAGGAACCAATCAGAACGGTAGAAAAATTAGTCTTAGTAATTGTTATGTGATTGCACCCCCTGAGGATAATATTGAATCTATTTTTGAGTGTGCTACTAAACTGGCACGTACTTATTCATATGGCGGTGGTTGTGGTATTGATATTGGAAAACTTGCCCCAAAGGGTGCTCTTATTCATAATGCCGCAAAAGAGACTTCGGGTGCTGTTAGCTTTATGGATTTGTATTCTACGGTAACTGGGCTGATAGGACAGAACGGAAGACGTAAATAAATAATGTGCTACTTTCTGAAAATGATAGAGTAAGAGAGGTAAAGAAATGGATAAAGAATATTTAAAAGAATGTTTGGATAAAGGAATGTCTACCAGACAAATTGGCAATGAGTATGGGTTAGATCGAAGAACCGTATCATATTGGATAACAAAGTATAAATTAAATAGCGATTCTAAATACGCAAAACTTCCAAAATACAGTTTTGAAAAGATAGATACCAAAGAAAAAGCTTATGTATTAGGTTATATATTGGCTGATGCGGCTATTAACGAAAAAAATTCCGTAGAATTCGCTTGTGCCATTGAAGATAAAGAATTGCTTTATTATATTTCCAATGTTATTAATGGACGTGTGATTTTAGATTATACTTTAGATAAAAAAAATAGACGGTTCCCTCGTGCTCGTATGACCAGAATGATTAAAGATATTACAAAATTTACTGGTGGGCGTTTAAAAAAAGAAAGGCATTATCCTCGAATCGCAGAAGATTTAGAACGTTATATGCTACTTGGCTTTTTTGATGGCGATGGCTGTATCACTTGGGGGAGAAGAAAAGATAGAAATAGAATATGGCAAAAAATCTCTTTTACTTCTCAATTAAAATTATTAGAAGGTGTACAAAAACTTTTATATAGAAAACTTGGAATATCAACCGTTGTAAGACCTAAGAGCGATGGAGATTGTTATGTTTTAACTTTTTGCGAGAGAAAAGATGTAATTAAATTTTGCGAATATATTTATCCAAATGATGATTTCATTGTTTTAAATAGAAAGTACATTAAGTATAATGCGCTGCGTCTTGAATTGGAAGAAAACGGTGAAGGCAAGAATGTATCTTGATAATACCGTGCCGAGCCTACAGAGTAGGAAGGTGTAGAGACTAGTGGGAATCTAGCGATAGATTTTAATAACCACAATAGTATCCAAGGTCGTTTAACGATTAAGAGATAGTCCACAAATGGGCGCATTAATGATTTCAATTCCTTGTGATCATCCAGACCTTGAGGAATTTATTGAAATCAAACAGAACACTGATAAAGTAACAAAAGCTAATATTTCTATCAGAGTAACAGATGAGTTTATGCAAGCTGTAGCAGACAGAAAACCCTACACTCTGAAATTTATCAGAAAAGAAACTGGCGAAGAAATCACTAAAGAAATTGATGCGCATGAAGTATTCATGAAGATGTGTGAATCCAATTGGGATTGGGGTGAACCGGGACTTCTTTTCTGGGATAATATTGAGAAATATAATCTCCTGAGTGCAGATGATGATTTCGAATATGCTGGCGTAAATCCATGTGCTTAATCTTGGGCGCATGTAAAACATCCCGTAAAATCGGTGAACCCTAAGTCTTTAGATATGGCGATGCCGAGTTCCTACTATATCAAAGAGGAATGTAACGCATAGATAATGAGCGATATGAGAGTAATAATTTATCCACGAGTACGGGACATGCGAGGAATTATTTAATGAACATTTACAAAATCACTAATTTGATTAATGGAAAGGTGTATATAGGGCAAACAAAAAATACACCACAATATAGATTCGACCAACATTATCGTGAAGCTAAGTCTTCTCATAAAAAAAATTATGGTATTTTTCATGATGCTTTACTGAAATATGGTAAAAATAATTTTACTGTTGAATTAATTGAAACTGTGGAAGACCAAAGACATGCCGATGAAAGAGAACGGTTTTGGATTCAACAATATCATTCAGATAATATATTATATGGGTATAATTATGATTCTGGCGGTATTGCCAATAATACAAAGAATGATATTACGAAAAGAAAAATAGGTGATACTACATACGAAAAATGGGCAGATCCTAATATCGCTACTAGAATGAAAGAAGGACTTGCTAAAGGAACAGCGACAGTAAAAGCAAATATCATTCGCGTCCCATTTAAATGCCCTGTTTGTGGTAAGACATTATTTCTTGAACCTTGGGAATCAAAAAGAAGAAAAGTATGTAGTCAACAATGTAGTATAAAAACTGGAAATTGGATTAAAGGTGTTGAGTCTAGTGCGGTTGTAAATCATAATAATAATATTGAAAGAAAAGCATTAATAAAACAAGACATAATTGAATGGTGTCTTAATAATAAAGATATTGTAAATAATTGCCCTAAAAATGCAATATCAAATCAACTTAGTGATTTAAAACAAATGTTAATTCAAAAACACAATATTAAAGATTGGAGAACCATTTATATTTGTTTTAATGTATCAAATTTAAAATCATTATTAAATGTCCTTCAAGAAGTAACTCTCTCGCATGAAAACATATGCTGAACTGGTCTGAAATGACAGACGTATCTTACACTTGGCACATGTAAGTATGGGAGAAATCCCCAGAACTATAGGATAAAAAGCCTATAGGATAACACATTGGAAGAACCTCTCCCGGCGTTCGGGGCGTGCCTCTTGGGTTCAATTAATCTTGCAGAATTTGTGACAGAAAATAAAGAATTCAATTATCAAGACTTTACACATACAGTAGAAATCGCCGTTAAAGCGTTGAATGATGTTTTGGATGAGGGATTGCCTCTTCATCCTTTAAAAGAGCAACGTGATTCTGTTGGAGATTGGCGTCAAATCGGACTTGGTATTTTTGGTCTTGCAGATATGCTTATCAAAATGGGCATCAAATATGGAAGCAAAGAATCTATTGAATTGTGCGATCAAATTGGTAAAGAAATGGCACAAACTGCTATGAAAACATCAATCATTTTGGCTAAACATACGACTTCGTATCCTAGATTCAATGCAGATGCAATTGCTCAATCTTCATTTTGGAACAGACATCAGATGAAGGATTTTAATGATAGTTTGCATATGTATGGCATGCGTAATTCTCAACTTCTTACAATTGCACCTACAGGTACACTTTCTACTATGTTGCGTGTGAGTGGTGGTATCGAACCTATTTTTGCAAATTATTACACCAGAAAAACAGAATCCTTACAGGGACATGATCAGTATTATAAAGTGTATACTCCTATTGTAGATAAATATATGAAAGAGCATGGTCTTACAGATGATAGCCAGCTCCCTGATTACTTTGTAACTGCGCAAACACTTGATTATAAAAATAGAATTGCAATGCAAGGTATTTGGCAGGAACATATTGATGCATCTATTAGTTCAACTGTAAATGTGCCTGAAGATTTCCCTGTTGAAAAAGTTGAAGATATTTATATGCGAGCTTGGAAGGCTGGTCTTAAAGGAATTACCATGTTTAGAGATGGATGTAAACGTGCAGGTATTTTGACCGTTAAAGAAGACACATCGTCATCTAATGATAATATTGAATCTTCTTCTGAACTCAAACGTGGCATGATTATTAAGGCTGATGATAATTGTATTGGTAAAAAGCGTACGCTTCAGACAGGATGTGGTACTCTACATTGTGAAGCATTCTTTGATCCTGATACAGGAGATTTGCTTGAAACGTATTTGTCGAAGGGCAGTACTGGTGGATGTAATAATTTTATGGTTGGATTGTCTCGTATGATTTCACTTTCTGCTCGTGGTGGTGTTGATATTAATTCTATTGTAGATCAGCTTAAATCGAGTGGAACTTGTCCTTCTTATGCGGTTAGAACAGCAACAATGCATGATACCTCTAAGGGCAGTTGCTGTCCTGTAGCTATTGGAAATGCATTAATTGATATGCACAATGAAATTATGGGCGATTTGACAGATGATTATGAAGAAGACAAAAAACCTGTAAAAATTTCTAAATCAATTCAGATTGTGTCTTCGAATGCTAAATGCCCTCAATGCGGTGGCAATCTTGTATTTGAGGGTGGTTGTAATACTTGTAAAGATTGTGGATGGTCAAAATGTGATTGATAAACATTATGCATTTTTTCAAAACATTGAATGTGAATATTTCCCCTGTCATAAAATAAATAATATTAAGGACTTTAATTGTTTATTTTGTTATTGTCCTCTTTATATGACAGGGGAACGATGTGGGGGAAACTATCATTATATAAATAGAATAAAAGATTGTTCTAATTGTTTGTTCCCCCATCAAAAAAATAATTATGAGAAAGTAATAGAAAAAATATATGGAGAAAATAATGAGTATTTTTGAAGCTATAAAATGGTTGTCGCCAAATGAACGTGAACATATTATAAAAAATATTGAAGAACAAAATTTAAACGGTATTGAAATCGTAGATTATGTAACTGGGCATTTTAATATGGCATGCCGAAGAATTTTGGCTGAATTATATAGATTGTCTGATTACGATGAATTAACAGATGAGTTAAAAAGACTATTGACAAATGGTAATTAAATATATATACTAATTATAGTCTCATTTATTTGGCACCTTTCATAATATATTGTGGTAAGTATAAAAGCATGTGCTTACCACAATGTGCATCTGTGATGGAATTGGTAGACATGTTGGCTTCAAATACCAATGCCGAAAGGCGTGAGAGTTCGAATCTCTCCAGATGTACTTAGCAATAATAAATTAAATTCATTAAAAGAAAGAGGAGATGTTATGTGAAGAAAAAATATGACATTCCGAAAGAGGAATTAAAACATCTTTATATTGATGAATGTAAGACCTGCATTGAGATAGGAAAAATATATGGGTGCAGTAGAGGAACTATTGAAAATCGCTTAAAAGAATATAATATTCCAAGAAGAACTGAGAATGATTGGACTGCTGATTGGAATAGAAAAACAAAGAAAAAATATAATCAATATGACTTGTCTGGTGATTATGGCATTGGTTGGACATATAACACTGGACAAGAATTTTATTTTGATTTAGATGATTTTCACTTAATAAAAGATATTTGTTGGATAGAAAATAACGAAGGATATATAGTAGGCAGAGTTAAATCATATCCAAAATCTAAAATTGTAAAAATGCACAATGTAGTAATGGATTATCCTTATGTGGATCATATATATCATAAAAAATATGATAATAGACGTTCTCAGTTAAGACGTGCCAATGACAAA